GATGGCGTGGGCCGAACCGGATGCGTGCCAGAATTGCGTGTGGTTTTGCCCGTGGAACGGCATCGGCTGGGGCTGCTCGCACGAGACTGTAAACGGACTACTCGGCGGCATCTGTCGCTGCGGCAGCAAACACTTTAAGCAAGCACGGCCATATAACGTGCGCGGTACTACGCTAGATCGGTAGTCACCACAGATCGACCCCGCCACGCTTTGCCGCCCACTCCGGCGGAGGCACTCTACGCCATTCATCCCGCCTTATCTGGTTCAGTATCTTGAGCCACCGTCTTGAAATTAGCACGATGCCTAGCAGCACGGGCGTCAGAAATAGAATAGATACGAGCAGTTGCATGGTTTGGTTCTCCTGTGGCATCGCAATACCCACAGCGGAACCAGTCTCCGCTGTAGTCCTCAATCCATAGTCGGCCAAAGCAGCCGGGGCAGTTCATGGCTCCTGCACCCACCGACTGTCCTTTGCGCGCAATTCATGCACCTCGGCCTCTAGTTCCGCAATGCGTTTGAGGTAGTGATATATGCGCTCGCGCATTTCGCGAATCTCTCTCTTGTAGTCGGTCGAGGTGTGAGTCATACGATCCCATTCCTGTTCCCACTCATCGATCATACGATGTCCTCCGCTCGTAGTTGTGCGATGGTTCTAGCCATTCCCTCAAGGTGCGCCAATCGGACGTAATCGCGCTCAAGATCGGTGTGCGCTCTACGATCTATCGCGTCGTGGCACGCGCTACACGCCCACGCTCCAAGTAAATCGTCGGCTTTAAGACCCATGCCCGAAATGCCTGGCATCCGTATGTGCGCGAGCACAACCGTCTCGCTATTGTGATTGCAGATCGACGGCAGGCGCACTGTGCAATCGCGGCCCTTGGCTTGTTTGCGTAGGTTCATGCGTAGTAAGCCGGTGTCAGTTCTGGCTTATGCGTCGCAAACTGATCTTCCGACGTTTGCTGCCGCGTGCGAAAGAATCCCTCATGCTGCGGGTGCATCTTCATAAACCGCCGCGAATAAAATGCTCGGTAGTTGTTGTTTAGTTTGAACGACGTTACCCCATCGCCGCCCACGCTGTCCTTCTCCCAGCGGATACGCTCAAAGATGGCGTTGACCGAGTAGTTGCTATAGCCTCGTTCGATCATCTGGAAGGTGAACTGCACGAACATCTCCCAGACCTCTGGGTGCCGTTTGTGGAAGTCCATCACCTGTTGCCGCATTTCCTCATGCCTGTTCATACGATGGCTCCGGTATGACAATGCCCATTTCAGCGCAGCGCGTTTCTAGGAACAGCAAGTAGTCGCTGAATTCTTGCCGGTTGAGTTTGCTAGATCTCTTAATCGGGCGCACGCGCTTACGCCCGAACCCTTCTATCGTTTCCCAGCCGAAGCACTCGCCCAACATATACTCGTGGATGTCCTCTCGCGTCCATCCCGCTAGTGCCTCCCCGCCGGCTTCTAGGATCGCGGGATAACAGACACCCCATAGAAATGAGTTCTGCTGATTCGTGCGTGGCTTTTTCCACTCCGATACCTCGACGCACCACGCCCGGTCTGACGACAGACCCTGCACCATTAAAGCCGCAGCAGCCGTGAATTGCTGGGGCGTGGTTCCTCTCGGAAATATGCGTCGCATCTGTCGTGTCTTTAGAACGGCACCGAGTCGTCGTGCCAGTTGTCCTCGGTCATCTCGACCTTGGCCGCTGGCTTGGCGGGCTTGCTATCCGTTTTCGGTTGAAACGAAATGCTCATGTACTTGTCGCCACTTTTTTGGCTGGCCTTGATCCATGCCGACAGGTTGTAATCGACGTTATTGATTACAGCAGAGCCACGGTAATCGGGCCGCTTCTCGTTCCCGTCCTTGTTGTTCTTGAACAGCACACCTTTCAAATTCGGGTCATAGTTCACAATCGAATCTCCTTCAGTTTGTTTATCTTTTCATCCAACTCGACTAAAAATTTACGCACCTCTGCCTCTAGGTCAGCGATCATCGCGTCATCACGCGGGACGCGGACTATGAGCAGTTGTAGATGCTCCGGCAGTCGCGGGTCATAACTGACAAAATCGCAAGCCGGTTTACCTACGCACGCCATTTGCCATTGCATCTGAGTTATGTACTTGGCCGGCGGCTTGCCCGACAGAACGTACTCCAAATGCGTTGCGCTATTGGCGCACTTGATCTCGACCAGAGCATCATCGATCACACCATCTGGTGAAGCACCGGCCATTGCAATCGTCGGGTGCTCGATGAAGCCAACCTCATCGACCAATTCTCCGATGCGTGCGCTATACACTGCCCGCGCCTCCGGCTCTGTCTGCGTGCCCCACTCCATCGCTGCGCTCGTGAATCCTTCTGTCGGCTTGCCGGTCAGCCGCTCGCAGATTAATTGCGCCATCAGATTCTCACGCGATGCACCGTAGCCGCTTTTCGTTCGCGCTACGACATCAGCCACGCGACTCGCGGTAACCTTCCCGAGCCTAGCGGTCTGCCAAGCCTCGGTTCGCTGCTGCATTACGCAGCCTCCGGCCCAGTCAATTCTTTTTTACGGGCGGTGAACGCATCGATGTGTGTCATCCGTTGTGTCTTATCTAATCGTTTGAATAAACTTGTCAGAGTATCAATTGACTTGGTGCCAGAAATCAAAGCAACCAATTCTGGGTCGACTTGCGGCGATGCCCCTTCCGGCAAGTCCTCGCCCGCATAGATGTATAAGCCGAGGCCGAACATCGCTATAGCCTTTGCCATGCAGCGCATGGTCGCGGTATTGACGGCAAACGCATCGGGGTTTTGGATGGCTTGGTTGCGGTTATTCATCACCGGCAGGACGCAAGTCTTGGTGTCGTCGTTGATAGTCACGCTCACCTTAACCATCGCAGTGCCATCGGGCAGGAACATCGCGGGGCGATCATTCCATTCGTGCGCTACCCATTTTGCTCTCGGGTCGATCTTCAGTACCTCGGCCCACGCCCACGCCCACGACAAATAAGATAGGTTGCCTTTCTTTTCGATGTGATTATTGACGTTGATCTTGAGCAGTTCGCTCATTGTCGCTCTCCTGTTTGCGTTCCAATTCTTCGCGCTGTTGCATCTCTAGGTCTAACTGGTGCCACCACCCGTCGTCATCGCCCCACGGCGCGTCATCGGGTTCCATAGGTGACCTCATCGCATGAGTGGCCGTCGCACGGTTCGACGATGCACGCCAGTCCGTAAAGGACAATCATCAGAACAAAGGCCGGCCATAGCGATTGCTTAGATTTCATAATCGTCATCTCCTGCAATTTCAGAACACACCTTGAGGTTGATCCAGCACCGTCGCAGCAAGTCGGCTGATTCCGCAGGCTCAAGGTAGTCAAGGTCGGCCTTGATGCGGACGGACTCGTAATCGTTGCGATCAACGGCGCGTGACTCGCAACCCTCGGGGTAGCAGCCAAGCAGCCAAAGATCAGTGATTTCGATGTCGTCAGCGACGTTAGTGGTGGGATCGCCGAGGTGGAAGTTGTAAGTAACTTCAGCGTGCCAATAGACACCGAGGGCGTAAATTTTGGTTTCAAAGGTGTGCATGATTAATGCACCTCTTTAAGTTGCCGCACAAAAGCCCATGCCGCGCTGCGGGTGTTGAAGTGCCATTCACGGATGTAGCCGGGCATATAACTGACGGGTTTGCTGACCGTCCAGTAAAGACCATTCCGGCGAGTTGTGATCTTGTTTAGCATTTCTGTTGCTCCTGTGGAGGGGCGGCTTATGCCGCCACCTCCTGCTCCGATGTCCACTCGACGATACTCTTGCAGATCGATTCCGACTTGGCGAAGTCAGTCTCTTCGGAATTGCGTCGATAGATTCGCCCGATGATCTCTAACTTCTGATCGATGACATACACGCCGTTGTCCCAGTTATCGGTATCGGCCTGTCCGTACTTCTCGCGGTAGACGGTCATCCCGACGCGGCACTTAAAAAAGCGGTGCGCGATCATCTCGGCGAACTTGTCGAGGAACTCGGACTCGTTGTTAAAGTTCGTCGGCAGCAGTTCAATTTGCTGCGCTGCTTTAAGGAACCCCTCGACCGATGCGCGGCCCCCGTTCCAGTGCAAATAGATGCACGGCGAGGTGGCGTGGTTCGTGAAGGTGATTACGGCTCGGTTGCCCATGTGATTCTCCTGTCTGTGGAAGATTTTCGGAGCAAATTAAATGCGAATTGTCATACTGTTTAAATTGATCGTTGCTTGAATCCCTGTTGGGTTCTTCGAGTTGTTTTGAATGTTTTTTGCGATCTGTCCGAAAGTTTCGGCGGATTCAAAAAAACCTCGGCTCATCGCCTTGTCACACTTGTCCAAGTAATCCTGGACAATGACTGAAACTTGCTCTTCGGTGAGGGTGATCGTGATTTGATTTCGCATCTGTAAATCTCCTATCTGTGGATCTGTTGTCTGTATCAACGGGGTTCACTATACTAAACCCCCTAACGAATGTAAACCCCCCTCGGAGAAAAAAGTGACCCCAGACGAAGCAATGCGGTTTTTCGGCTCCCAGAACAAGATGGCCTGGGCTTTCGGCGTGACCCCTCCGGCTGTCCTTCGGTGGCGGCGATCCGGCAAGTTCCCGGCCCGTAGGGAGTACGAGTTGCCCGTGGCTATAGAGCGGCACAAAACCCGCCTAGAAGGCCCGTATAAGCCCCCAGAGGCCGCTATTCCGGCCCCCCAAGGGCAGGGGGAGGCCTAAAAATGAAAAGCCCCCAGCGGGGAGGTATCCGTGGGGGCTTTACACCCCGCTTTGCAGCGGGTATCCTGTCGGTGGGGTATAGGATTGAAGGTAGTTTAGCATCGGCTTTACTGCTGTCAATCCCTATCCCTCGGCAATTCTGGTCGGGGAAACCACGCGCAGAGTTCGCTTAAATCTAGACCGGGGCAGCGGGACTCTAGACGCGCAGCACATTGTGAGGAAGCGCGAACCGCAACAGGGCAACCTGTGAAAAGTCGCTCACAGCAGGATGGCTCCGAAGGTCATGGCTGCGTGATGCTGTAGGCGTATTCCGTCTACACCACGCAGAATTCACCAAAGGTCATAGGTTCTTAAGGAGGTAACGTGGATATTTCACAGGTAAAGAAAAACAGTTTTAGTAGGAAAGACCTAGAACAAGCACTGACGATGGCTCTCGTTCTTGCGATCACCGCACCGACCGAAAAAAAATCAGCCGCCGCGGTCAGACTTGCCGAGCAATTCGCGCAGGGCTTACCGCCACGCTCCATTGAGCGCATCAAGCGGAAACTGGAGGTCGCATGACCGACGTCAGCAACATCCAAGGTCTAGACCACACCGCGTGGGAACGGTGGGTCGCTTACCGCAAAGCAATCAAAAAGCCGCTGAAGGAAGTCTCACTGCACGCGGCTGCACTCAAACTCGCCAAGTACGGTGACGATCAAGCCGCAGTGGTCGATCAGTCCGTCAGCCAACAGTGGCAGGGACTGTTCGATCTCAAGAAAGCCAAGCCAATGCCAGGCGACCGACCCGAGAAAACCGATAAGCAAAAAGCCGCCGACGCTGCTGCGTTCGAGGCACTGCAAGGTCGCAACCAACGGTTCTGGCAAGAGGAGATCGGCGACCCGATCATGCGGTTAAGGCTCTGCGATGCATTGCTCGCTCGCTACACCCTCGCGCCGCAGGACGGCGACACGGCAGAGAAGATCGAGCACCTCAAGACCCGTATCGGTGAGTTCATGCGGATGACCGAGCCGAAGAAGGTTTACGACGACCCACACCTACGGTTTATGATTTGGCAACTATTCGGCGACCGCGGCATGAACCGGCTCAAGTCAATGGCGAATGCGTGAACTTAAAAGGGCAAACAGGGTGTGGTGGATCATCTGGCTCGGACGACTCGTTAACGATGCCCGCCACGACCCGCTGCCCGAGCAGCCGATACAACCATCACCGAGAAGAAAGACCTTGAGGCTGAAAAGTAAATACAGGAAAAAATGAATATTATTTTTTCCCTTGCTCTCTTCGGCCTCTGCTATCTCATCTCGATATGGGCAGACCGCGCAGTGCTCGACGCTGCCCTGCTTTACCTGTTGCTGCGGATACTGGATCGGTCATGAAAGTTCTAGACTTATTTAGCGGCATTGGCGGCTTCAGCCTTGGATTAGAACGAGCAGGGATGAACACCGTTGCGTTTTGTGAGATTGATAAATTCTGCCGCAAAGTTCTAGCGCATCACTGGCCGAGCATACCAATTTACGAGGACATCAAGTTATTAACTGTTCAACGACTTAACGACGACGGTATAAACATTGATGTGATATGCGGTGGTTTCCCATGCCAGGACATATCAACAGCGGGAAAAGGGGAGGGATTAAGAGGTGAACGATCAGGACTCTGGCGAGAATACGCTAGACTTATTGGCGAAATACGACCCAGATATGTCATCGTGGAAAACGTCGCAGCGTTGCTTTTTCGAGGACTATCAGACGTTCTCGGAGACTTGGCCTCGCTCGGGTATGATGCAGAATGGCATTGCATACCGGCTTCTTACATTGGCGCACCTCACCGTCGAGACCGAATCTGGATCATCGCTCATCGCAACTCCGACAACAAAAGCAAATCAATTATCTCCTTCGATGATGAAGCATCCAGGGTGCAGAGCAATGCTTCCAACTCCGACAGCGAGAGATTACAAAGGGGCGAGGAAGCCGGAGACAATGGAAAAAACTGGGCGCAATCCAGAAACCAACTCATTACCGGATGCCGTGGAGTTTCAAGATCAGCCTGGGAGATTGAACCCAACGTGGGTCGAGTGGCTAATGGGGTTCCCGCTCGGATGGACAGACTTAAATCACTAGGCAATGCAGTTGTTCCGCAAATCCCAGAAATACTTGGCAAAGCGATAATCAGTCATGCGTTACGCCATGCGCCGCGACCTTAACGACTCAATGATCACCGCAGCGGTGAAGGCCGCGGGGTTTAGCGTGATTGATTACACCAAGGCCGGCTTGGGCATCCCAGATAAACTGGCAATTAAGCCGCTGCCACAGATAGGCGAGAACAACGAACGGGTGTTTTTCATTTGCTGGCTAGAGATTAAGAGCTCGAGCGGTCGGCTCTCCGAGACCCAGCAGATAGCACGAGCGGTCTGGGAGCCGCGAGGCGAGTGGATCGAGGCACGCGAGGCCGACCAAACAGTGCGCGATCTTATGCAACGATACGAGGCGAAGATAAAGCCGGAGTGTGCGCGATGATCGAGTGGACGCGAGTTAGGCTGGCGCAATGGGGCAGATGGTCACGGGGGCGGGCAGTCTCGGGCTACCCTTCCGCCTCGGCGTTCGTATTCGCTAACTCGGGCGCACGCGCAGCGCACGACGCATCCACGGCACCCGATGACATTGCCGAGATCGACGCGGCAGTTGCCAAGGTTTCGCCTCCGTTGCGACAGGTCTTGGTCATCTATTACTGCACCTCTGCGCCACTGTGGTTCAAGGCTGCGAGGCTTTACATGAGCCGCCGAACCCTCATGCGCCGGGTTAAGACAGCGGAAGAAAAAGTAAATTTTTATTTACTACTTGATGCCGCCCCGAAAACATGATACAAGCGCGTAGAATTGGGCATCGTCACCCCGATACGATTTCAGCCTCGACCGGCACACGCTCACAGGTTAGTTTGACCACACGCCGACCACCGAGGCACCTATGCAGTTAGATGTTCGCGTCGACCTACGAGATGCCGAACGCTACCTCACCGGGCTGCGGAAGGATCAGATCCCATTCGCTACCGCATACGCGCTGACGCAGACCGCCAAGCAAGCGCAGAAGAACATCGTCGATACGATGCAGCGGGTGTTCGACAGGCCAAAGCCGTACACGCTGAACGGCACCTATGTAAAGCCCGCGACGAAGCGCGACTTAACGGCCATCGTTAAACTGAAGGACGGATACTTCGGCGAGTCGCCTGACACCAAGAAAGGCACGGCAGACCAGTATCTGCGAGCCGAAGTGCAAGGCGGACAGCGCCGCAATACAGCGTTCGAGAAGGCGTTGATCTTCAACGGAGTGATGCCGCCGGGAT